GCCTTCTGCGATCATTTGGGTTTCTAAATCATAGATTTTTTGACGTTCAGTAGGATTTTCTACAACAGCGAGGAAAGGAAGAATAACTTCATTAACAATCTTTTCAGGCATCAAAAGAAGCTCGTCAATAATCATTCGCTGAAAACGAAAACCACGAAGTTTTTCACCATCTCCTAATGGAAGAGCTATAATTTTGCTTCGGCCAGTTTCCATGACCCATTGATCATTGCTTTTTGATACTTTAGTAATACATTGCGCCAAGAAACCAGCTTTTGGGCTTTTTGATATTTCTTCAATTTTATTAAAGATCATTCGGCTCTGACGAAATGATTTAGAAATGATTCCGATTTGCACGCCTTGATTTAGAATAGCGTCTAAAGCAGCAAAAACACCAGTTGTGAATGATTTGGAAAGACCACGACTCCAAATACCTAAAAAATAATCTGTTTCCATCATAGCTTTAATAGCCATGTGTTGAAATGGGAAAAGGCTAACACCAGTGATCAATTCGCAAGCAAATGATGGATTTTGCCTAAGAAATTTATAAAGAAGTATCTTGGCTTTTTTTTCATCAAGAAATCCTTTAGCAGCTAAAACTTCTTCATTGATATTGTCGAATTTTTTATGTAATATTTGATGTCCAGCTTCCCAACTCATTTTTGTGACCTTTCGTAATAATTCATGCAACCGTTATCTAAAAAGTATTGCATATCTGTATCCCATAATTTCTTTCCACACATCAATAGTTTGGGAATTAGCATTTGACTATTACCTCTATTTCCGCTAAAAACAAATTGGCAACAATCCCTATACGCATGTTGCATTTCTTTCATATTGTGCAAGACGTATTTTAAATTATATCTTTTAGGCGAAAAAGCATTCAGCTTGGACATCTTGTACAAATCGCATTCTATAACAATAAATAAATAACACCCCAGATCTCTACATCTTTGCAACTCTCGGATGAATCTTTTTTCTCCAACAGTCATGGTGCTGCAAAAATCAGCAAATGATTTGCGATCTACATATGTATAATCATAGTTGTCTCCACTGACAGCATAATCTCCTACATCTAATTTTAATTTTTCTGAGTTTTTAAATGATAAAGGTTTTTGCTCGCGGGTATCTATATAAATCTTGCAATCCCTATAATCATTATCAAATTCTTTTGAGAGAGTAGATTTAAACATAGGTTGAGAATTGCAAATTTCGCACGCTTTAGAATAGCTTCCAAATAAGCGTTTATAAATTGACATTGAAGGCAGATCAGCGGTGAATAATTCGATAGTATTTGGTGCATAATTTAATTGCTTCTTTTCGATTCTTTTTTTTAGACAATCAATAGCATAATCCTTAACTTCTTTTTCTACGGCAGTTTCGCACCATTTGATCATTTGACTGTAATTTGAGAAATCTCGTTCAAAATAATCTTCATAATTTTTAAACTGAAGTAGATCTCCAGTTAGTTTATTTTTTCTTTGAAAGTGTTTGACATAATAATCTCCCAATATCAAATTGTGTTTTTTGATATGAGCGTGAAGACTTTTGCTTGACGCAAATTCTTCTGAACATTCTTTGCATTTAAACAACATCATTGATGGAAATTCCTAAAATACGACTCTTCCATTCTGCCATTCCTTCTAGTCTGTGAGCCTCTTCTTTAATTAACGCTTTTTGCATTTCAGCAATTTTAACCATGTTAACGCGCTCTTCTTCATCTTGGAAATATTGAACCAGAGATAATAATGAAGCATTTTCTTTTTGCTTGCTCTGCATTCTTGTTGCTCGATCTCCTTGCAGCTTTTTAGTTAGTCCCTCGATTCTGGTTTCGCACTGGTGATATTCTGAACTTTTAGCTTTTATAATTTCAGATAAACGATTGCTCATTTCCTCTTGATCATTAGCAATATCAAACATATCATTCAATTTGTTTAAATGCTTGCTGACAACTTCCAAGTTAACGATTTCTTTGCATACATTCATGTAAAGATTAATTTCGTCGGCGGTTAAGTCTGGCTTATCCCAAGTAAGACGGATAAATTCTTGTTCAAATAACTCGCGATTATCTTTGATAAGATAGTTATTGACAATCATCACAAATCGTGAATTATTTAAATTGACTCCCAAACGATCAATGCATATTTTATGTTGTCTATTAATTTTTTCTTCTAATAGTTCATTGCCTGTGGCATCATTGATCTTTTTAATGATGCGGCTTGTTGATTTTGGCGCAACATAACTGCTAATACCAACATTATTATCTTGTGATGGAGAATAATCTGGGTTAATTTCTTTGATGACGCTATGAACTGCTCTTTGTTCCAAAGAAAGAGGTTTCACCTCTTTTTCTGTAAAAATAAGTTCTGCAATAGCTAAAGATGACAAACCAGTATCAGCTTGAGCAATAATAAATTCTCTTTGTTTTTTAGTAAATTTGATACTTTCTTGTTTAACACGGCGAGCCGTTTTAAACTTCAAACCAACTTCAATCATATAAGACCTAATTAATCGTCCCTCTTTGCTTCTCCCATCAATATCTGGATTATTAAAAACAGAACGAGTGATCTCATTAAGATCGGGGCTTGTCTTATAAGCTTTTTTAATTGCTTCCTTTTGTTCTTCTGTTAAGTTCATAACAATATATCATGCTCACTTATGATCTCTTGAGCTTTTGCCCTCAGCATCTTTTTTAGATTTTTGATTTGTTTGTATCCCGCTGCTCTGTTTTTTTCATTGCTTTTATATCCCATAAACTGAGCGACTTCTTCTTCAGTTTTATTTTCAAAAAACATCATTTTATATACTTGGTAATGAGATTCAGATAAGTTTTCTTTTAAAAGATTGTTTAGTTTTTCGATTGAATCATCAAAATTTATTGATGTGTCTTGATGTTGATCAATTTCTTTCGTATGGTTTTCTATTGACAGTGGTAGTTTGATGCCATACCCCGATTTCTTTTGTTTACACCATTTAGCAAATAAATCACAAGAAGTATTTTGCGCTCCATTTTTTGTAAAGGAGCATAAATTGTCTCCCATATTAAATTTGCACTGCATACACGGTTTAACATAATTGGTATAATTGTTGCGTATGATGTTTCGTATTTGGTGCGATGTGACTCTTGCAGCCCAAGGTTCAAGAGGTCTGGTTTGATCCCATAGATGCCATTTATTGAAGATGTGCAATTTAACAACTTGTGAGACATCTTCAAAATCAAACCAATTAATGGCTTTTAATTGCCATTTTTTTTGGAATTTGCTAACAACTAAATCAATTGTTTCATAGCATTCTTCGTAGGTTTTAAGTTTATTCTCCACGGCGAGGTTTATCATTTATAAAATCACCCAAAGATTGGGCTGTCCGACGCCTTGGTTGAACTGGCTGAGAATTGGATTCGCCAAAAATAGAACCAAGTGTGAATGAATTTGATTCGGAATATTTTTCAATATCCAACTCTAATTTTTTGAGTCGCGGCACAAAAGAGGCATTGCTGAAATCGCTGTCCTCATCTTCATCATCATCATAAGAATCATCATCAACAGCAGCGGATGATGAAGCAGATTTTTTTAATTCTGGCCCCAAACTAAATCCGCAACTTGAACAGAATTTGGGCTTTGCATACGTGAAGGTGTGCTTGGAACCACAATTAGAACAAAAAGTAGCATTCATATAATTATAATGCTGTTTTTATTAATTTTTTCCAGTTATTTTTACGCACGAAAAGGCAAGACTACCACCAATTAGAAATTTGCATTTCGCTGCGGGCGTTGTGGAGTCTTGCTATTTTTATTTACACGTTGGATTGATAATTTTCTAATTTAGTGATTAAAAACTTGAGAATTCCGCTTCTTACAATATCGTCGTGTGTGAAAGAAAAAGTTTGAACGCCGTTGTCTTTACTTTCTTGATCATTAAACAATTGGAAGATTGGTTTGAAGCCACTTTTTGATCCGATGTCGCTTTGCATAAAATCGCCGCAGATGATCAATTTGGAACCTTGTCCAAGGCGAGTGATGAGAGTGGTGATTTCTTTAAAAGTGAAATTTTGACATTCATCTGCCACTACAATCTTGTTTACCCAACTTGCGCCGCGTAAGAAGTTGATTGGAATTGCAGAAATCTTTTCTTGAGCTTTCAACCATACAACATCTTGCGTTTGAACGATCTCTTCTAATTTGTCATATAGAGGCATAAGAAAAGGATCAAACTTTTCTCCAATATCACCTGGCAAACTGCCCAAACCTTTTTCGGCACTTTCAATGATGCTTCTAACATAAAGTAAATCTTTGTCTGAATCTGCCGCCATCAACTGCATGCCAGCATAAAGAGACATATAGGTTTTTGATGTGCCTGCTGCTCCAGAAACAAAAATAATAGAATTCTGGGGATCAAGAAGCATATCCAAAAAGTGGATTTGTTTCTGAGTAAATTTAAACTTTTTTTGCTTAAATCTAATTTTATGTTCTAGTTGAGGGTGGAACTCAAGAGAACCCGACTTGTCGAGTTTTTTCTTCGCCATTCTCCACTATTTACACTTAGAAATTAAAGAATGATCTCGCGCAGAGAAATATCTCCCATTAAAACGTCTCCTTCTTGAACAGAAAGATTTTGTGCCGTGATTTTACAATTGGAAGACATGCCAAAACCGCCGCCGACGATGGATTGACCCGCAGCATTTTTGGGGTCAACAACAATCATTTCGCCGTAGCCAGTATAATCAATATATGCACCGATGTTGTGCGATTTGATGCTCAGTTCTTTTTCGACGCCATTTAAAAATATATTGTTTGGAGAAGTTTCGCCAATGGAAGTTGAGTAAGTTCTGTCGCAATTTATTTTGTATGAAATGCTTTCGCGGTTTGCATCTGATAGCGTTGTGCCGTTGGTGATCACTGTATTGAAACCATAAGCAATTCCACTGTTTAAATCGTCTGACCAATTGATGGTCGCGCCAACAAATGAACTGTTTATTGGAGGATTCAAACAAGTAAAATCAGCAGTGATTGTAACAGGTGCAAATGCATCAATTTGAACCGCCACGCTGTCCAAAAAACATGTCTGAAAAGAATTGTCTCCAATCAACATGGTGGATATGTAGTTCTCACCAGTTAAATTTTGCAATACGCCCGATGCGAAATTCCAGTTGCCATTTGCGCCACTGTGATTGCATGCCACAAAAGAGATTGATATTTTTGAATTTAATTCGCCGCCGATACGAAAGTTGTTGTTTTGATTCGGGGCAAGAATGCGCGATGCTTCCAACTTGTTTTGTGCGCTGATGGATATGGTCGCGGCAGGACATAAATAATTCTTTGCAGCGGTGTCAACAGCTTGCACCAATATGTTTTTGTATGTTATGACTGGCATTTTGTTTTGTTTACACGAGGTTTTGGTGAAAATGGGTCTGGGATTTTTTTATGATAAGTTTTTTGGGGGTTTTTTGGAAGTTTATTGTTCGATTTGGGAAATGGGGGGGGGCTTGCCCCGATGCGCTGGCGTGGGTGTGGTGTTTTGTTTGTTGATTGTGGAGTGGGAGATGTAGGAGAGTGTCCCCCCTCGCTTTCCTAACAGTTAGTCTATCAGTTTTTTTTGAGAAATGGGGAGGGTGGTGTTAGATGTCTATCAGATCCACCTGTCAACTCAAAAGCATAAAATGCGCAGTCTTTTTTTCTTTTAAAAGCATACGAAAGATCTTGCGTTCAATCACTTCTTGGATTACTCTTTGCCTGTCACCAACCACCTCACACGATGATCGTCACCGCTTCCAACTCCACGCTGAATTCACACGCTATCAAAGGAAAGTTTCGCTCTTTCCTGCTTTGCACCTCTCGTGGTGTCAATCGCAAAAATGAAGATTGTTTCATCTTTTCTAAGGGTGAGCAAATCAAAATGACACGCTCCGAAGCTGCAAACGCTATTCGCTACGCTCGCAATTGAAGTAAAAAAAGCTTGCGTTAAATCGTTTCCCGCATTACTCTTTCCCCGTCACCAACCAACTCAATATGTCCGACAAATTCGCAATCTACCGCAATCAAGCCGTCCTCATCCTTGGAATCGAAGAAGATGAAGCTCTCATTTCTTTCGATGATGGGCATGAAGAATACGTTTCAATTGAAACACTCGATTTTCTGTAAATAAACCTTGCAAGGGTTCAATCCCCTTGCTACTCTTTCCCTGTCATGAATCCCTTCCCTATCGGCACAATCACCACGCAAGGCGTATTCCAAGGAATGCAAAATGGTCTAGCAGTTTTCCAAACGGAATCTGGTATGGTCACGCGCTGCAATCCTAAGCTGGCTAAGGTGATGACCAGCGAGGAAATTCAAGCGAGGCGCGATGCACTAGCCAAACCTCGCGGATTCTTTGAATCAGCAAGCCTTGTAGTCGAAGGTCCGCAGGTGCTGGAGTTGCTTCGGACCATCTAACTGCCTGTAACGGCCCTGCCCCGCAAGGGGTGGGGCGGGTTTGTCAAGCAAAAAAATCATTTAACGCGCGTTTTTCGTAAGTCGCTGATAATCAAGCAGTTACGCGAGCGCGGCCCCCGCGCCGCCATAAGTCGTTGAAAATGAACGAGTTACAACTTGTCAATAAAAAAGCAAAAAAAATACCATCTAACAACCCTCTAACAATCGAAAATAAATCTTGCGATCTGCCGCCGTGGTGGTAATGTCTATCCATGTCGATTGACTCACTTGCCGCCGCTGACTCTCTGGAATTGCTCGCCATGTTCGAATCTGCCGCCGCATTCGCGCAGGCGGAATGGGAAGCTCAAGAGACTCTTGAGGACACTTTCAATCGCGCCGCCAACACTGCAAAGGCTGAAGAATTTTTCGCCAATGTCAGTAAATAATTGTTGTTTCTCCACTGTTTAAATCTTACTCTTTTCCTATGTCCAGCGTCTATCAGATCACCGTTCAAATGTCCAGCACACGCCGCATTTTCACCTTGGAGCCACAAGCAAAAAACATTTTCGAGGCTTTAGAAAAAGCTACTGTTGAAATGAAAGAGGCTTGGCCATACTTCAAGCAGGAAATAGATTTTTCTTTTATCGAGGCAAAAATAACTTGCTAAATCCCCTTTGATTCATTACTCTTTCCCCATCAACCAAACCAATCCAATGTTCCTTAATTACTCTGCTTCCGCCGTTGAAATCGCTTCTGCCCTTGTGGGTAAAACCGTTCGCTATCTTGCTGAAAAATCCAGTCTAACTCAAGACGGCGTGCGCGTCTTGAAAGTTGAAAGTGTGGAACATGTCGGCTTTGCCAAAAATGGCAAACGATACGTGACTGTGAAAGCTTTCGATGTTGACGATGCGGGTGTGAGCAAATATCGTAATCTACACATCGCAGGCATCGACCTTGCAATCTAACCATAAAAAATTATGAAAATCGCTTTTCTAACATTCCTCGCTTCTTCTGTCCACATTTTAATTTTCCTCTATTCGCGAGCGCACAATCTGATAGATCAAGAACTCAACTTTCTGGTGTTCTGGTTGGTGCTTGCCTTGACTTGGGCGGCTGGCTTCAATGCCACGCTCAAACAAAAGTGACTTTCTGGTAAGGTGGACATAGGCTAGCCCTTGTGGTGGGGGCTAGCCGCACTTTGTCAAGAAAAAAAGCATTTAATAATCATTCTTTGTAAGTCGTTGAAACTGAACGAGTTACGTTGGCGCGGCCCCCGCGCCGCCATAAGTCCTTGAAAATCAACGAGTTATGGATTCGGCCCTTTTCTGATAGAATCTGTTAGCTAACAGTGTCAAGCTATTTATACGACACTGATTTACTATTTAAGGATTTGCTATTTGCTGTTTTGCCATTTGCTGTTTTGCCATTTGTAACTTTTTCTCTAAAAAGAGCTTGCAAGTTTGTTCTGGATGCTGCATAATCTGCCCATGAAGTTCATCTACGCAATCCTCAATGTGTTTCTAGGTCAGCCTAAGCCAGTTTATGGTGCGAAAATTTTTGAGCAACAAACTTGGATGGACAAGCAAGTGCAAGAATCTCTTCATAAGCGCACATTTAATCTTGACTAATTCACCGCCAAACCTCACAATGCACCCATGAATCAGTTTCTTGACAGCGAAGGTTCTCCTTTAGTAATTGGCGGCGAATATGTTCTTGTCACATATGGTGAAAACGGAATCACTCCTGCGCCTGCTAAAAAATGGATCCGCACCACTTGGGATGGCCAGTCTTTGCTTGACAAAGATGGATGCACATGGACAGAATGGCTTGCCCCCAAAGGAAAAAATTCTTCCGATGTTGTGCCTGCATAAATTTCCTCTTGACTAATTCACCGCCAAACCTCACACTATTGCCGCTATGAAAAAAATTGACAATTCCCGCATTATTCTTCGCTACTCTGATGATTCAAACGTTATTCATGATGTTGGCCTCGATTCTATTCTTGATGGTGGATTTCCAATCGACCCAGAAAGTGGGAATGAAATGGACTATCTCGGAACATTGATCTTGCCTGAATGACTTCTGTAAATCCGCTCTTTAATCACTCAAACTCTCGCCGCTATGAAAACCATCATCTCCACAGTCGATTCTAAGACATTTCTTTTCAAGATCACCATTTCCACAGAGCATGGACACTTCTCAATTACTGCCGATGGAAAAAATCGCTGCGGTTGTTTGCATGAAGAAATTTTGGATTACCGCCCTGATCTCAAATGTTTTGTGGATCTTCACCTTTCTGACATTAAAGGGCAACCAATGCATACAGAAGAAATGGTTGGTATTGGTTGGCGAAAGTGGCGGGAATTCCACAGCGTTATGAGCCATCAGAAACCAAAGAACAGTGTTTGATTTACTTCTGCCAACATTGCCGCATTTCTCAGTTGGAAGCGGAAATCATCGTCGCTCAAATTCAAACAAAAGAATATCCTCGGGATGAGTGGCAAAAGATCATGAGCGGAATGCGTCCACGATGGAAACAAGAAGCAGAAAATGCTCTTGCATTGCTGGAAACTCTAGCATAATATCACAGCAAGCCCCAAATAATCCCGAAACTCCTATATCTTAGAGCTTGACTTTAAGACAAAAATCCGCCCCGTGCGGTGAGAGTGGGAAATCATCTGAAATTGGGGGATCGAGCATTGATGAACGGCTCGACCTAACTCGTTGAAAATTAGTGAGTTACGCAAGCGCGGCCCCCGCGCCGCTGTAAGTCATTGAAAATAAGCGACTTACAATCTAACTGCGACCAGTTAGAATCTAACTGTTGACATGCTACGCTCTTCTGATACTCTTTTCCTATGTCGCTCACCACACAAGAAGTCGAACAATACATCCGCCTTACACTCAAGCAGTGGGGCATGCCTCATGTTCAAGTCTCATGGATGCAATCAAATAAATTTAATGGTTTGGCTTATGCTGGCGATTGGCGCATCGAATTGGATCTTGAAATTTTATCTTCTTTTAATTTCTTTCGCGAAATTTTCTTGCATGAACTGGCACATTTGCTTGACTATCGCGAGCGCGGCACCTATCTTGTCAACAAATACGAGATGGCGCACGGCAAAAACTGGCGCAAATGGTGTTCCACTTTAAACATCCCAGCACGTAGAATCCGCCCAGCATGAATAAAATCACCTTGACACTTCCTCCCGCGAAAGTTAGAATTCGTTTCGCCCCCGCTACCATCCGCTTCTCAAACAAAAAGAAACAACAACAAAAAAATGCCTGCCGCACCAAAAACAATTGATTGCACTCCCACTTGGACTCAAGCCGTTCCGCTGCTTTTTACTCTAATGGAAAGCGGAACGACTAAAACGGCCCGCGATATCGCGAAAGAAGAAATTCTGCGCATGGCTGCAATTGCAGACGCTCACATCGCACAAAAAACTCAACTTCCCGAACCTCCCCAAATCATTAAACTGGATGAAAATAATTATCATGGTCTTGATCTGCGCAATTCTATCCATGCGAAAGCGTATCTCCTAGCAGCTAGCCATTTTCTATCAGGTTGGCCGCGAGATTGGGATGCTGAAACTCTTTGCCTTGCTCTTCTAGCAGAAGATAAAGAAGATGAGCATTACCCCAATCAAATGAAAATCCGCAATTGGGAAGCGATTGAAAATTCTGAAAACTTCAAAGATGAAGGATGGTTTTTTGTCGAACAGATCATCAACGGTCTAGCAGAAGACTTTGTTAACTTCGCTGAACCAATTTCTGGTTGACATGGCATGGTGAAAATGGTAGAGGGGTTGTGGTGGCCCCTCTACCTAAGTCGCTGATAATCAAGCAGTTACGCAAGAGCGGTCCCCGCGCCGCCGTAAGTCGTTGAAAATGAATGACTTACAGATGTTGTTAGAGAGTTGTTAGCAGTCTGTTAGTTGCGGCTGTCAATGCGAAAGCGTAAAATGCGCAGTAATTTTCTTTCAAAAAATAGTAGAAAGTTCTTGCGGTATGGGTCGCTCTGGGTTAATCTCTCCTTGCCATGAAAGAAGTTCACCGTTTGCAGTTCACCACTCACTACACCTTTTCGAAAATGTCGCTCGTCATCAACAAGGGGCGGGATCGCAAAAGTTCGCGCTCGCTGTTTACCATGCCAATTGGCGAAGAATTTATGACTTTGATTCTTGAACGCCGCGAAGCTCTCCATGCTTTGAAAAAAATGAAAAAAAACCTTGTCAAAGCCTGAAAAATCCCTCATTCTCTCACCCGTAACCAAACCAAACCAAATGGTCACCATCGAAAACATCGCCCTCGCCTTCGCCGCAATCTGCATCGCCCTCATCACAATTTCCGCAATCCAAGAATTTCTTCTCAATAAAAAACTGAAAACCAAAGAAATAAAAACCATGACTCCAACCGCAATCCGCACCGAACTGGATACCCTCATCAACCAAACCAAGGGAAAGTTCTTTTCCATCACGTTTGTCAAAAATGACGGAACCACCCGCATCATCAACGGCAAAGACAAATACAACCGCCTTTTGAAAAGTGGCAGCGATACGGTTCGCCAAGCTGGATTCGTCCCGTTTGTCAACCGTAACACTGAAACTTGGGCTGCTGCTCATAACGACCGCGTTGTCACTTTTCAATGTGGCAAGCTGAAAAAGGAAATGCAGGTTTCCATCTAACGGCCTCTAACCGCCCCGCCCCGCAAGGGGTGGGGCCGCTTTGTCAACAAAAAAAATCATTTAACGCGCGTTTTTCGTAACTCACTGATAATCAAGCAGTTACGCGAGCGCGGCCCCCGCGCCGCCGTAAGTCGTTGAAAATCAACGAGTTACATAGTTTGTTAGCATTCTGTTAGTCAGTTGTTAGTTTTGCCTGTCAAGCAATAAACAAAAGATACTGCAAAATAAATCGCACAAAAACAATCAAAAAGGTGTGGACAAACTCGCTGCCTGTGTTAATCTTTCCCTGTCGCCGCAAGAAAGGCACTCAATCCAAACCAAGCAACCAACAAAAGTATGTCACTCATCATCGCTAAAAACAAAGTCAATGCAGATCAACTTATGGGCGTTCAAACTCCCGAGGCTTCTGATCGTTTCATGCCGATTCCTCACTTCGGTCTTGTGGAACTCACTCGCGAGGCTATTGGCCGCGCTGGTCTTTCAATCGAACTGGAAGAGCATTCGCTTGCTCGCGGTGGTCAACGCTACTTCGGTGGCTTCGCCCTCAAGGGTGCCGACATTGAAGGATCGGATCGTCAAATCGTTCTTGGTTTGCGTAACGCTCACGACAAAAGCTTTGCCGCCAGCATCTGCGTCGGCAATCGCATGATGGTCTGCGAAAATCTTTGTTTCTCGTCTGACATCAAACTGGCTCGCCGCCACACAACCCACATCATGACGGACCTTCCGCGCATTCTTGGCGATGCTGTTGGTCGTGTCGTTTCTCACTGGAATGACATGGGCAAACGGATTGAGTCGTATCAGCAAACCGAAATTAGCCGCGACCGTGCTGCTGACCTGCTGATTGACCTTGTGGATTCTAAGGCGTTCCCTGCCCGCGAAATCTACAACGCCGTGCAAGAGTTCCGCAATCCTCGTCATGAGGAATTCAAGGGAGGCACTCTCTGGACTCTTTACAACTCCATTACCGAAAACCTCAAGGGTGGTGATCTTTCCAAGTTGCCATTCCGCACGATGACAACACAAAGCATCTTTGACCGTGTGGCTGGCCATCGCCCAATCATTGAATCGGTGATTGACGCCGCCGATGCTCCCGAAGATGAAATCGAAACCTTGGTAGTCGCTGGCGTCTAACTGAGTCTAACGGCCTCACCCCGCAAGGGGTGGGGTTGGTTTGTCAACAAAAATCGTTTGCAAAAGCGTTTTTCGTAAGTCGTTGAAAACCAATGAGTTACGAAGGCGCGGCCCCCGCGCCGCTGTAAGTCGTTGAAAATCAACGAGTTATGAATCTATCGGAACTCTATCAAAAATCTATCAGCTCAGTGTTGTCAACTTCCGTTAGAAAAAAAAAGATTCGAAATCATCACAAAATCCGTTGACAAACCCATTCATTGAGCTATTCTTTGGCCGTATGAAATTGCTCACCACTTCCAACACCAAAATTCGCAAAGGCGAAAAACTAGGCTTCCAAACATTCGGCGTGCATCTTGCTCCGTCGAATCTTTCGGGATTCAATACTTGCAAAGACGCTTCCGCTGGTTGTTCCGCTGCTTGTCTCAACACGGCAGGCATGGGAGTTTACTCGACCGTGCAAAATGCGCGGATTGCAAAAACTCGTTTGTTCTTTGCTGATAAGAGCGCGTTTATGCGTCAGCTCGTCAAGGAAATCACGGCGGCAATTAAAAAAGCAAATAAAAATGGCATGAAAGCTGTTTTCCGCTTGAATCTAACCAGTGATCTGCCATGGGAGAAAATTTCTCTGGACGGCAAAAGCATTTTCGCAATGTTTCCAGACGTTCAATTTTACGATTACACGGCGTCATCGGCCCGCATGTCCACTTTTCTATCGGGCGAAATGCCCAGCAATTACCATTTGACGTTTTCCCGCAAGGAAAATACTCCTAGCCAATTGGTTGAATCTGTTCTTAAATCTGGAGGCAATGTGGCTGTTGTTTTCCGCAAGTCTCTACCAGTTAGTTTTTTCGGTGCCGAGGTTGTCAATGGCGACGAAACCGACGTTCGCTTTTTAGACGGTAAAGGAAAAATCATTGGCCTAGTCGAAAAGGGCCGCGCAAAGAAAGATCTAACTGGTTTCGTCTTGGAGCCAGTGGAAAGCGAGGTCGGTTAATGGACCCCGCTTTAACACTTTTCCTTCTCTTGCTCTTCGCCTGCATTGCCTGTTTTAAAAGATGAAAATTTTTCGCACCATCATTGCCACTGAAGAAATCGGTGAATTTCTAGCAGATGCCACACACGACGACGGCAAGGTTTCCAATCTAACGGTTTATCCCGTATCGGATGGGATGGTTGGCTTGCCGTTAGGTTATGGCGTTGCCGACATGCCCGACATTGTGGAAAAAATCGAGGAGGTTCTCAAAGAGATCTAACTGGTTCTAACAGCCTCGCCCCGCAAGGGGCGGGGCCACTTTGTCAAGAAAAAACGGCGTTGTCATAAGTCACTGATAATCAACGAGTTACAAAAAACGGGGGGCCGCGCCGTCATAAGTGCTTGAAAATCAATGAGTTACAAAGGGAAAAAATACATAAAAAAACATTGATAGAAACATCAAAACAAAGTAGTTTTTCCCCGCCATGAAAGTTATAAAGATTACTATGATAAATAGTCGCAAGCTCTTTTAATAATTTCTTGTGATTCTTGGAGCAGTCCTATTGCTACATTACATTTATGACATAATATGCCTCTTACTTTTTTAGTGCGATGGCAATGGTCGATACAAGCAACTGAATTTCTATCTAATAATCTCCCAAAACTAATTCCTGTTAAGCAAATTTTACATTTGTTATCCTGAGAAAATAATAAATTTTCTGCCTCCTCCAATTCTAATTCGTATAATTTTTTTATCCTGCTTTTCAAGCTAACTTTATGTCGATAGTTTTTAAACCCTTCTTCGCCGCCAAATCTTTCGATTCCAGCTTTACGCTGTGCTTCATGAATGCAACTTTTGCAGACATTTCTTCTAAAACTTGGGCCAGATTTAGGAATTACTTCGGAAAATTCTTTTAATGATTTTTCTTGTTGACAGGTTGTGCAGGTTTTCATATAAATAATTTACACCAAATGAAAGTAAGAGTATATTTTAATTTGAACAAGAAATTGCTTTCCGTTCAAGCCAAGATCAATGGCTCATGGAAAGTTGTTAGGTATTGCCAAAGTGTCACCCTGATAAATGTAACATTTAAGGTGTCGGAACGTGGTCGCCAGCGTGTTCTCAAAAACAAGCGCAAAAATGTTCACGCTTACATCTGCGGCACTTTCATATGTGACGATCTTGTGAAGCGGTCAAAACAAGATGAATGGATGGATTTGATAACTTATAACCCATATAAATTGGAGCGGTTCTACGACGGTGAAAAATATGTTGACACTGCCGACAAGGTTTTCATCAAGGGCCGCATGATCTACGCCACCAACGCGAAATAATTCTCTTGACTGATTCTCCAAACCATAGAAACTAACTGCATGAAAATCGCATTCCTACCTCCCGCCCTGCTTCATAACCTCATGATCGAATCGCGTTCTTTTCGCGAGTTCATGATTGAACAATCCACACCCAACGTTACCGCTTTCGAATTCCAAACAGCTGTGAGAAACCTCGTACAGAAATTTTCTCCTTGGAATGAAAAGATTGCGGCAATCAAAGAACTGCGCACGTTCTCCCAGAACCACATGCAAAGTTTCCACTTTTTCTATGGCCCGCTCAATGCTTCCAGCACGACTTGCCTTGGCCTTGCCGATGCCAAGCGGATTGTTGAACTTTACATTTAATTTTTAATCATGAGCCGATCAATCAAAAAAGATTACCCGAAAAAATTCGACAGTCGCCGTTTTGATTGGTCATGCCGTTGCAATGGTTCTTGCGGTTACTGCCGCAGGAACCGCCTGCATTTCGACTCTAAGGCCCGCGCCAAATCTAATCTAACAGAGCAATCTAACGAATGGTTTGGTTACTGGGGCTATTGCGATCCGATAGATGTTGAGATGGATCTATCAGAAGAACTGGCAGAAAAATTCGGCGTTGATCCGTGGGTTGTGTAACTCATTAAAAATCAACGAGTTACGAAGGCGCGGCCCCCCGCCCGCCATAACTCATTGAAAACCAACGACTTACAACTTTTACATCATAAGTCGCTGATGATCAACAGGTCGCACGATCAACTGCTCACACACCTTATTAAGCGTTTTATTATTTGCTATTTGCTTATTTGGCGTTTTGTTATTTGCTGTTTTACAGTTTCTCCTTCACACTATACCGCAGAGTGATTCTAATGTTTCTTTAATCTTCTCCTCGCTCATCTTGATAACCACCAATTTGATATTCGGCGTTGCGGTTGCTGATTTGATGCATGAAGTTCTGGTATGATACATTAGACTCCATGATAAGTTTTGCGCGTTTAATTGCGCGGCGCGTGAACTGCATCACCAGTGCGGCATCGCGGCGACCTGATACTCGATTCTTTGTCCAGTGTTCATCCCAAATCAAAAAGTATTCTTTTAACGTAAGGAACTTTTTGAATTGCTCCACACTAGCCATGTGAATAAGACCAGCAAAAAGATTGTCTGATGTGTTTGATCCATAGATGTTTTCCGCTAGGGTTGCAGCTTCTGTGGCAAGTTGTTTGTCGCCTGTGATGCCTACGGCGATGCCGAGTCCGTTGTTGCTGATGATGTAGTTGAGAGGTTTCATGTCGGGGAGAAATTAGTTGTTTGAATTGTGGTTGTCAACAGAGAAAAGCAAAGGCGGGGCAGATTTCTCCACCCCACCTCAACCACTCACATTACGCTTTCGACAAAGCATTTTGGCCTAGGCCAGTGATCTCACGAAGTCCATTGATGCGCATGTAACCTTTGCGCAGCAGATGCATTTCAACGTCTTTTTGCAAGGCAGTGCGTGACAAACCAGTAGCCGCAGCCAACATAGCCAGCGAACAAGCACCGCGCTCTTTGAGAATTTGCAGCACCTGCGTTTCAGCATTGGTCAGACCATTTGCTTTGATGCCCAGCACAACACACATTTGTTTCCATTCTGTTGCGCCGAACTTGCTGACGTTCTTGGTTTCGCAGAACATCTCAATTTGTTTGGCGCGTTTAACAGCGGAACGAGCATTGCCGCGAAGAGTATCAGCAATCACAGGAAGCAAAGAAACATCAACATCAACCCAGTCTGCACGTTTTTTAAGAATGCTGCTCAGTTCGATTTCAGTATAGGGGCGGAAATCAATTTCCTCGAAACGATCCTTGAGTGGAGTGAAGATTTTGTCAGGCTCAGTGGTAGCAAACAAGTAAGTTTGTTTGGTAAAGTCAAACTCCATAGTGGAGCCTTGCCATTCGAAATGCTTGCGAGTGTGCTTCTCCACGTTAAACACAGTAAGAAAAGCATTTTGCAGTTCCTTGGGTAGTGCATGGCACTCATCGAAAATCAAAACAATCTCATTCCCCATGACAATAGGCACGAAAATCTGTTCAAAGAATTGAGTGTTGTTTTTGATAGTCGAACAATTCAACTCTAACACAGGTTTCTTGAGATTCTTGGCCATTTGGCGGGCAAACTCAGTTTTGCCGAGCCCACGCGCACCAGTGAAAAGAAGAGGAGGAACCGCGCCGCCGCGATTGGAAGCTTCTACATAAAACTGAAGAGAGCTTTTGATGTGGTCTTGTCCGATGAGTTCTTTAAACATAATGTATTGAGGTTTGGTTGCTGGAGAGAGAATGAATCAATAAACAGGGTGTGTCAATTTTATTCTTCATCAAATCGAGTGAAGGAGAAGGAGATTTTTTCTTCTTCTGCTACGGGAACAGGCACCGCCGCAATTTGAATCGGCGCAGGTTGCTCGCCAATAACTACGCCCATTTCACGCAGCCAGATTTTGGAAACAGGCACAGTGCCATTCTCTCCAATCAAAGAAATTAAATCGGCCATTCTGATGCGCTCAAAAGAATTCGATCCTGATGGCCTTCCTCTACGTTTGGTTTGTGCTTCGTTGCTCATGTTGGGAAGACTCTACCTTGGTTCAGTCGCGGCGTCAATATATTTTTGATTAAAAAAGCGCACCAGAATTTGCCCTTACCAATTAAAACACATTAAAAAACTCCAAAGCGGGCCAAAGTATAGAAAACAATATCAAAGCTGCGATTAGGATGAAAACCACTGACAGCACCAAAGATTTTACTTCATCAGCGATTTCGCACAACAGATCTTGTTCGCTCTTTTTATTTGGCGTTTTCTTGTTCATATTTGGCGGATCTTTATTTGTGATTGAATAATTCGTGATTAATTTATTTGGACGCCAATCGTTTGCGATTGCCAAAAGCACCTTTTGTTCCCTTTTGCTTCTTGTGCTTACCATGTGGAATCAGATTAATAAGTCTTTGATACTGAGCCATCATCCATTTCTTTTTGATGGGCGAGATTTCCTGTGGGTGTGACATATTGTCGCAGTTGGTGTTGTTGTCGTTGTTCATTTTATTTATTTTTGTTTATTTAGTGGAAAATCGTTCGTAATTTCACATGGAGTGTTTGTCGGTGTAAATACGAATATGAATCCCTTACAATTATACGCTAGTAAAAAAAGAGATCAAGATATTTATGGGAATATTTTTGGCGAACGCTCTATATTAATCAATAACATATTCGTAATGCAAACCGATAAAGAATACTCCTTTCTCAAAAAAATAAAAGCTCCAAATAAATCTTATTTTATTTATTGTGTATGCGATGCGAAACAGCGCAGAATTAAATTGGGGAAAACTACTGCACCTTTCAAAAGGATATCCGACCATGTAAACAATTTTATTTGTTACGGTGGATCATCAGTGGATGATTTGTTTTGCATCTGGAGTCGCCACGTTTTTCATGAAGATTCCAACATAGAAAAACAATTATTAAATCAATTTCGTGAAAGCTCGGTGGGTGCTACGCAAGTTGCTCAGGAGTTTTTTAACAATATTCATCCCATCTCTGCTGAAAGTTTATTTTGCAGCTTTGTTAACGATATCTCTTATAAAGAATATGAATAAACCAGAACAAACTCAACTCCTTTATTTGCTTGAAAAATTTTTTGCAGAACACGATCTCAATGAAAGAGACTTCCTATGCAAGAACGCTGTGGCTGCTTTATTAAAAAGGGAACTGAAGTTGAAAGACCGTTGGAAGAATCTGTCGAGGGGCAAGCCAAACAAATTTCGTATCTACTAATACAAACACGACACCACTTATTGGTCATTTCGTATCTACTAATACAAATACTCCATTAATCCTTTTTGTTTTGCTCTTCTAAACGAGCAATGTGCCTATCCCAAACGCCAATAGGCTCCTCTTTACCCTCCAAAGAAGCGAACAACGCCCTCCAAAAGTCCAAATAGGATGCTACTCCCACCACTATTCCGCACGCTATTGCTATCAAAATCGACACAAATAGTCCCAGTGTTATTGCTGTTATTTTTCTTATCATAGTGCTCTGAATCCCTTATAGTATAAGGGTTGTAGGGTTTTTTGCAAGCGGAAAATTTGGTGTATTTTAGTCGTAAAAAGTAGTTTTGGAGATTGAGAGTTGGCAAATCACTCCACAACCCACCCACCAACACACTTTTTTAAGATGCTTTGTATTATGCTCACTATGTTTGTTTGTTATGCTGTGTATATAGAGTATTGTTTATTGTGTTAGTGATGGGCGTGAAACCTTGATAAATCAAGGGTTTCAGCGTATTTGGTGTGAGAAAATTCGTAACCAATTTAGCCTTATTTAGCCATATTTAATGACCATTAATTCGTAATTTTATCCTAATAAAAAGGCACATTCTATTCCACTGTGTCATCTTGTCTCATATATCCAAACAACCGTGTCAGTATGTCACACAAACAACCTTTTAGTTTATACCAAACGGTATTTATAAATCACAAATTTAAGATTCTGGCCCCAAACTCTTTGAACAACGTTTGAAATTACCAATCGCGCCAAATATGGAGGATTTTACCCTTATTTGTCTTTATTTATTTTTGCGGTTCTGCATGTTCTCTTTTTGTGTCACCCAGCGCAAATTTGGAACACGATTATCTAATGAGTTTTTATTGATATGATCCACTTGAGGTTTACCACAAGGATTGTGCAAAAAGGCTTCTGCTACCAAACGATGCACAAAAAATGCTCGTCTAGTCTCATTCATTAATTTGATTCTGAGGGCTGTGTGACCTTTGCTTGTCCGACTATAAAAAGACATGATTTGTCCTTTTCTGCCCGAAATTCTGCCCCATGAAGAAACTTTATATAAACCTTCATAACCTTCGATATCGCGCCATTCTTCTTGATTTGTATCGTTCATAATAAAAAAATTGCCAGTTTAACGTCATAGCAAGGACGCATTTTCATAAAAGAATCGCTTTCTTAGCTTGAAAAGTTTTAATCAGCATTTCCATGAAATCATCATCAAATGCCATTGATTGCTTATTGTAAGTATTTTTTACAAGTACAGATAGATCATTGTAAACAATAACTTCATGAACTCCATGTGAAAAAGTAGAAGGCTCTGGTTTCAACATAAGATCATTGTCGCGATCATGACATGCGTGACCCAAAACGTCCCAAGTCTCATTGTAAAAATCCCCATCATCTTCACAAACCGCGCCAATGACGGGGTAATTCTTGTCATCGCTCCAGTTATACAAGACCACCTCTTTACCTGAAGAAGTCACATACTCTTTAGCAAGATCAATTACAGGGCGTCCAAATTTTTTCTTAGCGATTGCCTCAAAACGATCCGCTTTATAATAATGCGTAGAATTTGCGCCAGTTTGCATTTCTTGGACGCGCCAATTGCCAAAATTATTTTTATCAATCAATTGATAAGTATTATAATTCCGTAGGAATTCTGAATCTTTAGCATTTACACAGTTTACAATGTCTCCGATTTGCATGTTGTTGTTCATTTAGTTGTATTTATATTAGAAGGTATTACGGTGAGTGTCAATTAAATTTTCTGAATTAAAGATTTTCCAAATATTCAATGACTCTTTGCAGTTCTGTAATATCATGCGCTTCCATATCAGCTTGAGTGATGTTTCCTTCTGCTCGATTGATGGGTTCGTTTGTTTTTAGTATTTCGAGTGTTATTTTTAGGTATTCGATTGCTGTTCTCATGTTTTTAATTTTGTTCTTTTAACCAAGCAGACAAAGCATCAACTTTGAATCCTTGTGTGATTGCTGACCAATGGCTGCAAAATTGTAGAAACTCTGGAGTTTTGAAAGATGATCCTTCTGGATAGACAAAAACAAATAATTGATTGTTTAATTCGCCAATGAATTCTGGCATGGTGTCGCAATAGCCGCGAGATTGTATATTCGCCGCAACTTTTTCGCACAAAGAGGAATTACAGTTGCTGCCCCCAAGAAATACGAAACCATTGCGTACAGAATAATCTGTTTTAAGCTCTTGGATTGTGATATTTTTAATCATTATCAATTGGTTATTAACGCTTTTGAATTTGACCTGCGTGTTTGGCGATAATATCGCTACCATCAGTATAAACCTTTAGATTGTAAAAAAAGTCTTCCAATCTGATTTTGGTTTTCTTCGTGCAATGATAGTGGGCAGGTAATGAGTGTGTGAGATCTTCTTTAGTCATTTCATCGAAACAATATTTACTGATAGATCCCGAAGCATATGGATGATTCTCGATCCATACCTGATACTTATCATTAAATGTAATTTTGCATTGTGTTATATTAGTGACTTCGCCTTTATCCATCAAAAGGTTAAGCATATTGTCCCATGCTTGGTTTGGTTTTTCAGCAGAAAGCCAAAGGAATTTAAATAGTCGTGATAGTGTTGATGTCTTTTTCATATTATTGTAATTAGATGATGTTGAGAAGCTTGAGCCCAGAAAAGACCAAAGATGCGCCGCCCATGAACGGAATAACTTTAAACATAATTGAACTGCGCAGGTTTTCGGTTCTGAGAATTAATGCAGCAAAAATAAGGAATGATCCTACAATTAGATTACTATAAATTATGAATGATTGCATATTATTAGTATTTTTTATGTTTAACAGTCCACAAATATTACCAGTGTTCTGATCAGAAGTAAAGATTTTTCTTACAGTTTTGTGATCACCACATCGCCAGCAATTTCAATCAGATTGCCAGTTTGAGAATCAGTAAAATAATATCCGTCAGAAGCTTGTTCGGAAAGAACTTTGCCATTGGAAATCCACTCGCGAACTTTTTGCCCACCAGAATACATTTCCACTTTAAAATTTCCACCATAGCCTGTAATTTTAGAACGTTCCGCGCTGGTGCAGCTAACAAATAGTGCTGCGGTTACAAAAAGTGTAATTAGTTTTTTCATATGTATTGTGTTTTATCAGTTATTCTCAAACTTTGCTTTTAGTGCTTCGTATTGTTTACGTTCGTATTCCAATTGACGTTCACTTTGAATTTTTTCTGCATTGATGCGATTAGTTTCTTCTTGATCAGTTTCAAGTCGATCACCATGCAGATCGTAAAAATATCCACCTTCATATACACAATCTTCTACAATTCTAAGATTTGTATAATCAGAATACCGCTCTTTATAACTGTTAAGCATTTCGATGGCTTCATCAAGAGTGCCATCAAGATCAAGTCTTAACAGGTAGTATGATTTGATTTTTTTCATAATTAAGTCAGACTCAACACCACCAAACTTCTTGGCAGATATTTTAGCATGGATGATTGGTTTCATATGTTTATAAATGTGGAATTGAATGTTGGGAAAGTAACTTTCGACACTTTCGAGGATCGCTTCTATTACTATCCAATCACCTCCTGCGCGATCACTCGCAATTTTATGTGGGAATGCCAAAATATAATCAGACTTTGGTTTCGATGCAATAATAAATTCGCAAATTCGATAAATACCATCATAAACAGCATCATATCGAGCATTTCTGTTCATCGGATGCCCGTCATTTCCCATGCCCATCTGCCCGTAAAGATTGAAAATGTCGATAGGTTTTTCAATTTCAATACGAGCATGCGAAAATGTGCCTAATTTATTCGGAGTTCCAAGAATAGTTTCACAATCAGCTTCATACGCCTCTGGATATTTAGCTTTAACAATTCTTGCTATTCCTGCCCCCATAGTTTTATAAAGGTTGGCGCAATGAACCATTCCATCCCATTCGCCTTGAAAGATATCTTTGTTAAAATTTTTCATTGTTCTGTAATATTATATTTCATAAAAAATGCTTTAGCATCTATGTCGTCAATTTGGGTCTGACCACATGCGTCTTTGTATCTTATTCTCATTTTGCATTTTTGGAAATGAATAGTTAATACTTCAGCTTGTGTAGTGTGATTAATGTAAAAACCCTCCATTCGTTGATCGTATGGCAAGTTGCTATTTACAATCCATTCAGGATTGCGGCTGAAAACAGAAACTGTGACTGTAGGTAATTTCATATTTATTCTTTCACTTTTGATCCAAGACTATCTGCAATCAAACATGCTATGATATTATGAAAGATCTGAGGTCTTGCCAATCTTTTCCATCGCAGCGTCAATAGCTTCTCGAAGAGTTTTTCTTTCGGTTCTTCCATATTTTGGCGTCCATACAATCCAACAAGGATATCTGCCACACATTGAAGGATGGTTAGAATAATGAAACCATGACTCGTTTTGTTCAAAAAAGTCAAGACGAACTGTGTCTTGGTTATACTCCAGATCGAATTCACAATCTTCGCAAATAATTCCTTCTACTTGCCCAGAAACAACAGGGCAATCTTCATCTCCGTATTTGCAGCCGTGTTTGTGGCAACAGTGTGTAGCGTGAACTCCAATATTCATGATTGATTTAAGATTTTTATGATGCCTTTGTCTTTGGACTTGAGTTCAAACTCCCATATGCAATCAGCGTTATTTTTTACAACGATTGGAATGTGAGAAGCAAACTCAGCATGACTACGTGGTTTGTCGGAAAGACCCTCGCTCCAATGCATAACTGGCGTAAAGCTGCCCCAAGTATTTTTAAACAATTGAAAATGACAAAAAGAAGAGGGATTGACGGCATCGTGAAGATTGTCAAATACCAAAGGGAATTGATCACCGAAACACTCAAAAAGATTTTTACAATTCCAATATCCACCGTGCTCATTCTCAAGAACTAGGCGTTGGCGAACTCCAACATCGCACTGATTAAATCCTTTCAGAAAACGAGAAACATAATCGAACATACTTTCTTTGTTGCTATCGAATGATAGGTTGAGATGAAGACACATTGGCGCAGAGTAATCTTGCGCACAACCAAACAAGTCAAGAACGCGAGACTGATGATTCAGTTCCAATACTGTTTTGGCTACAGTGTTTTCATTGAATGACGACAGCACATTGAATTGATCAGGATGCGATGACAGCGTAATTCCTAAACGTCGAGCAACATCACCAGCTTGTTGAAGCGTCTTTTGAATTTTGTCCCAATCAGGCAAGTCAGAATAGCACAAACCTAATGTTGAGTCTGTAATAAGAGGGAACAGATTGCTTGAAATACGATAGTGTCGAATACCAATGCGAGAACAGTGTTGAATAATTTTGACGCAAAGATTAGCATTGTGAAGAATTCTACTTGATAATTGAGCAATTGCATCTGCCCGAGACAACGTGTTGAAACGGGCGCGAGTCATAGTTTGAAAGGCGTTTTGTTTATGATCGTCTTTGAGGATTTCGCTGATGCAGACTAGGCCGATATTCATAGTGGAGAGTATGAGATGGAATTAAGAGTTGTCAACTTTAATTTTTGGTCTTGATCACCGAATTTTTCAACCCATTCTTTTAAAATAGCGTTTTGCTTTTCGATATGATCGGTCATTCGGCGCATATCTGCGATGCGCGGCTGATGATTGGCAATAAATTCAGAAAGCCCCATCTCTTTTCCTTCATGATATTCTTCCTCTTCATCTAACCAATGAGATTGGATTGTGTGTTGGGTGAATGGGATGAACTTGTAAAGACGATGCCACTTAGGATGACACATGTGATGTTGACTATGTTCGCCAACAATTTCGCCGTCTTTTTTAATGGTATAATTTGTAACGTTTGCAGAGGTCATATTAAACAAGAGAAATGATTTGTGTATTAAGGTCAAAAACCAGTGAACCTCCACCGTGATCAATAGGTGTCACACCATCATGAGTTGGCCACTTTTGCGAAAAGTAAACGCTCATTCTTTCTTCAAGGTAAGAGCGAGACGATGACTGATCCCAGCTTGGCGGATGAGTCAAGAGTTTGGACATTTCCACAAACCTGATGACATATTCTTTCCACCATTGAACATCTTCTCCTGCATAATCATAAAGAGATTGCTCTTTGGCATACTCGATAGCTTTGAGAAGATTGTAACCGTAATCGTTGTCGCAGAGGCTAAGGACGAGGAAGTTCATGCCCCGACTTTACCCAAAATTCACAACTTGTCAATACGAAATACCAATACTTTTAAACCCTTTTTAGTTGCGTAGTCGATCATATCTTTGGTGCCGACACTTTTGCCGTCCCACAAACAAATCGCCGCCTCTGCGTAGTCGCCCATTTCGTGATTGCGGCGAATACCAGCGCGGGCATCATATTTTTTACCATATCTATTGGTTCGAATAATAGCATCTGGATTAGATAAGTCATTCCAATCAGGGCGAAACTCTTTCACAGGCACATTGTTTTTGCGCCCCCACAGCTCTCCTAGCGTATCAGCTCCAGAAGCTTTACCACATACCACTTCTGAGATTGTCCAGCCGCAGGAGGCTATTGCAGCCTCAAGAAAAGATGGATTAGAAACGGTCCTTCCCCCAGCGATTATAGTGCGGAGATTTTCTCCACTATTTTGATATTTTTGCATTTTTTGATGAGGAGTTTTCATGTTAATAGAGATCTTTTGATATTTCAATCAATCCACCATCAGTTACTGACATAATTTTTGATCCCGTGCATCCTTCAATTGATACCCAGATCAGAGTATTTTTATTCATGGCATACTCGCCGCCTTTCCAACCGTGAAAGATTTCGCCCATGGCGTTTTGACATAATTCTAACACTTCTTTTACAGAAGTAATCTTATCGGTTCTTTCGAAAGCTAAATCACAGTAATAGCCACGATAGCTATGTGGATTCTCAAGACCCTGCATATACATTTCTGGGCGAAGTTCTTTTAAACGCTCTATAAACTTACCAAGGGTCATTTGAGATTCTGAGCGTTCACGCTGCCACTGGTCGCTTAAACCATCCATCAAGAATTGTGCGAGATTAGTATTCATTTTTAAATATCTTTTTTGTGAGTATAAAGGCGATAAGTGCATCCTTCAAAAAGTTCGCCGCTGGTTTTCGCTTCCCAATGATTTTTGGCCCACCACGGGCAGGAAACCTCCAACCGACCTTCTGTCATGCCTGTGTAGAGATCCCAATAGCGAGGATGATCCCAAGGTTCTTTGTCGGCGGGTAGTAGAATATCTGCGTAATTGTTCATTTTTTTTCGTCGTAATGCAAATTGATAATTTTGAAAGATCCAGTTTCGTGTTTGATGACTACTCCCTCAAATAGTCGTCCATTCAGTTCTTTGATTTCTTCGGAGTAACGCGAGATGATCTTTTGACTGAGGGTAAATTTACCAATTTGATCAACAACAGGAATGCCAAGAACTCCCGCCACAGCCAAGTAATAATGATCATCTTGAGTATTTTCATATTCTAATTTGTCCATGTTGAAGACACTGAAACAAGCGAAATCAATTGGTCCTTTTGAATGAGGGTTATTCTGGTGAGCTTGGATGCCTTGTCCATAAATTTCTCCACGCAAAGCGAGACTCACATCATATTTTTGACAATATTCCAAAAGCTTTTCAAGGATTTGGTATTTTTGGTTAATGCGAGTGAAGTTATTGTTGGAGTCTTGTTTTATTTCAAGAGATCTGGAACAGATATAGGTTCTCCACGAGCCATCATTCATTTTTTTGCAAGCATATGTTGCACTTTGCCCGTCAATTTTCAAAGTGATATCGACTTCTTCTCCAAATGGTAGATCTTCGATGTTCTGAAATCTTTCCTCGTCAGTTTTTGGCAAACCAGTAGGCAAGTATCCAGCGGCAGATAGATCTTGTGGAGCTGGGGGTTCATATTTAGTGACACCGATTTCTGAGGAAATATCCTTTCCAATATTGATAGGCATAAGCCAACGCTTGAGCTGTTCGCTATGCTGAGAAGTAGAAACAGTAAAAACACTGAGAGCAAGGCCAAAACTCCAAAAACCCCTTAATTTGATACTTTTGACCCGATTAGAGCGTTTGCGAAACATTTCCGCCCAAGGTTCATCAGGCAAGCGCGTATCTGGTTGAATAAAAACAACAGCACTACCAACCTTAAACTCCCCCTTTCCCACAATTACTTGATAACCAAGGACTTTAGCGATTTCTAGGGAATCTGCATTTGGGTGTTCACTTATTTCTTGGACGAGTTCAATGCTAGCTAATTTCATTTTTGTAAATATTCTGTAATGGTAAGATAATATTTTTCCTTAAATTTCTTAAGGATTGTCTGTCTCGAAACTTTTAAGTCGCGAGAAATATCGCATACTTTTTCCCCATTGTCAAGCTTCTCTTTTACTAAGTCGATATCAACAGCCTTATAAAAAGGATTTTTAATTCCCTTGCTGTTTTCGCTTTTCGTATGCTTAATTTTTGCTGCTACTTGGGCTCCAAAAATTTCTTCGTAGGTTTTTCCTAATCGAGCCAAACTTAATTGTTTTTTTACCTCTGAAGTGTGAGTTTTTCCATACATCCCATGATCTTCACCAGAATAAAACGTGGGCTTGAGGTAAGGCATTAAGCCCTGCTCGTATCTTTCTTTTGACTTCTTGGTAATTTTAGCTCTAGTATCTAAAGAAACTATTTTGCCTTTATTGGCCTCTCCAATTTTTAAACGATGTTCTGGAGATAAAGTTCTTCCAGTTAAGGAAGCGCTTAACTTTTTCAAAGAAAGTTCGCTTAATTTATTGTCTTCCCCTCCAGAGGTCAAATTATATCCTTTTGCTGGATCAATAGAGCCATAAAAAGTAATCCAAAATATTTCTTTTCGCAGTATTTCATCTAGACTTTCATCTGATTCAATAAGAATGAACTCAAAGCTTTTTTCTCCGTATTTGTCCCATGCCCTTTGAAGATAAGAATTAGAATGTTTTCCAGTTCTCAACTCAGAAAAGTGTCGGCGTTTTCTTCTTGTGGGATTATTTGTTTTACCAATATATAGCTTGCCATCAATATTATTAACTATTTTATAGATTACGTGCATAACTTATATTACACGTAATCTAATCGCTTTTACTCAAAAATTAATAGCCCCAAGCTGCAAGTGAATATTTAAATGGTGAATTTTCCAAATTCTTAACTGCATCAAGCATCATCAATACAGTATCGCGAGTTTCTTTTTGAGCATCAGCTTTTAAACGAAGTTGGCACAAATGAATAAAAGCATGAAAACTGCCTGTCCAAATGAATTTTGTTTCTAAACACAGCGGAAGATGCATTCGACATTGCTCTTTAGCAACGCCAAATTGGACCATTTCGTCATAGACTTCTTTTGCGTGATCAATTACAGAGTTTATGCGACTCATAAAATAATCATTCTTCTCTTGTGGAATATCTCCCGCACTGCCCTGCTTGCTACTTGAAGATTGGAATCTGAGTTGCTCAGGAAGCCAATACGAATCAGAAAAATCTACATAACGACCACTGATACTATTTCTTGCCCAACCAATTTGATGAGTGAATAGTTGACGCTCTACAAAAATTGGACATTCAATTCTAAACTGTAGTTGCGCGTGACGAAATGGGCTTGTGTGTTTATGATCTGCCAAAAATTTTAAAAGTTTTTCATCTTTAGGCGAAATAGTTTCTGACTCTTTATCATAAGAGACTCTTGCTACGTTAGAGATCGTAAGATCGTCTCCGAAATGTTTAAGTAATTCAATTTTCATTTATAAATATTTTTTTTTTTTTTATTTTTCGATTAAAGCTTTGACAATCTTTTCTGCGCTTTCTTGGAAAGATGGGTAATAAAGCATACTAAATTCTTTACCGTGTCTTTCTACAAACCATTTCCAATCTTTCTGAGCTTGATCAGACAGCGGAATACCTTCTTTTGGGCGAGCTTCGCTGCATTCACAAATGATGTCAATAATCTTGTCTTCTTTGTCTTTGATTGCCGCCTGTAGTTCTGCTTTAGCAGGAAAAACACACGCCCGCATACTCTTGAATCCCTCACCAATTTTTACAAGCCACCAACCTTCGCGCAAACCATCAAGCGCATATGGATCATTGCATGGCACATATT